CGCGCCCCCCCGCCCGCCCCCCCGCGCCGTGGATCGATCGAGAATGCGGAATCCATGTGCAAGCGGACCTCAGACCCAGATCGGCCTTCCCTGGTCACCGCCAAATGGTTTCCCACGATGCGTCGCTGGATCGCGTCGTATTGCTCACCTGTGGCCGTAACCCCTGGTGTGCGATCGATCTGAACGCGATAGCCAATCGACAATTCCCTGGCATCGCCGCGTTCAACGGCGGCGATGAGTTCGGCGTCTGTGAGGATGACGACGCCTTTGACAAAACCGTTGTCGTACTTGACTTCGGTTCCAGTCGATCCGCGTTGATACTGCCGAGTGTTGGCAGGGGTCAGCAGCTCTGGGGGATGCTCATGGGTGACGGGCAATCCCCCAAGCGAAAGAATTGAGTCGCGATGAGCAACCTCTTCTTCCGGGCGATATTCGACCTGGGTGCTGCCGTCCGCTCGCTTGTAGGAGAGACAACCGACGCGGCTGAAGGTTCCACGGACACGCAAGAACCCATCTGGGGTTTTCTCCCAGTTGGGGCTAATGGCGCCACGGTCAAACCTCCATTCCTCGCTCACACCACCCAGTTCGGATGAGATACCAAACTGCGGGTTTCCTTAGCCTGAATCGTGTTTTATTCCGCATCGGCATGTTTGAGGACCGCCCGTTTGTGGTCCCTCCTGCCCCGTACGTCCGGCGGGAGATGGGCGGCCGCATCCGAACCGCCCGCCACCGGCGGGGCCTCACCCAGGCCCAGCTGGCTGAATGCGCCGGTGTCGGCCAGCCCTGGATCGCCAAACTTGAGCTAGGCAGGGCCTCGGCATCCCCGGCGCAGATCAGGGTGATCTGCCAGGTGCTGCAGGTATCGGCCGATGCCCTGCTGGCCCTCTAATCGGTGCCGCCGTCTAAATCCTTGGAGTCCAGCTCCAGCATGGTCTTCACTTCGCTGGCGACGTTGTCCCAGTTGATCGGGGCTTCGGTGGCGGGAGATTCGGATTTTTGCTCGGGTTCAGTTTGCCCTGGCTGCTTTCTCGGCTTCTGAGGCGTGTTGCGTTCCAAGGCGGCCATGAAGCGATCAATGCGGACACCCCTTGCATCATTACGCTTTGGGGCGTCGGCAAAGTGCTCTGCGCGCACGGCGGCCAATAGCCGATCAAAGGCTGGCGCCATTGCTGCGGACTGCTCAGCAGTCGGCCATAGCAAAGAGTCGGGGGTCTGCGTCAGATAGGTGTTCGCCCGGCCAAGGGCCTGCAGCTTGCGGTCAATGTGGGCTTCAAATGATCGAGCGAACATCTCTGGCCGCGAACGCCAGTAGTCCTCATTGAAGGCCATGGCCCTTTTCAGGCCCCTGGACTCCTTATCCACTTGATCCATGAAGCCCGATGTGACATGGGCCTCTTTCACGGCCTTCATCGCGTCGATCACCGGGGATGGGTTTTTGGGATCCTTCTCCCACGGTTTGCCTGAGTTGGTGAGGAAAACGTGGTCCGGGTGGATCCTGTCGCTATTGGGGGCGCTGCTCGCCGCCACCCCTGCCTTCAGCCCCAGGTAGTTGTCGAGAGCGTGGCCCCATTCGTGGGAAAGGGTGCCGATGCCCCGTTTGCGGGTGAGGTTGATCACCTTGAGCTTTGGCTCGAAGTGAGCCAGCGCAGCACCTCGCCCTCTGGCGCCAATGGCCAGGCCCAGAGAACCCTTCAAGCCCATGGCTTCATCAGGCAGGCCGGTCACATCGGCCAGGTCGGCCAGGGCCTCGGCCGCCTTCTTCAGGTGGTGCTTGCGCTCGTCATCGCTGACGCTGTTGCCAAACTGCAGACCTCGGAACCCGGATCCCTTGAGAATGAAATCGGTGCCCTGCTCAATCGTCGAGCCACCGACGTTGCGGCCCCCTTGGCGATTGGCCGGGGCCACGTAGAGATCCGCCGGATTGAAGCGCCGCTTGCCATTGGCGCCGACGGTCCCGAAGGCCTCGTTGAAGCTGCTGCCCTCCATGATCCGGGTCGCAATTTCCCTCGCCTTTTCCAAGGTGGTTTCGGCCGACCCAAAGTCGTTGCCCATGGCGGCCTTGAGCCGACGGGAGAAATCTTCCATCTTCCCGGGCACGGAGGTAGTCCCCCGACGGCCAATGCGCCGCGAAAAATCAATCAGACTGTTGGCTACAGGATTGTATGGGTCTTTTGCTGTTCCGATTGCATAAGACGACGTGTCGCCTGTTTGCTGCCGTAACTCTCGAACCTTATCGTTAATCCATTTTAGAATAACTAAACGATTGGCATTAGGATCGGCATGTTTTTGTAGCGCATGAACCAGCCCATGGAGCTGCTGAAACGCATCGTGATATTGCTCCCGCAGGCCTTCCGGAGAAACAGCCGTGGACTGCATCCCTGGCCGCGCCTGCCGTTCCATTGCCCGCTGGTAACCCGCCAGTTCCTTTTCGCTGTACGGCCGCGCCGGGAACGCCTGGAGCGTGAGGTAACCCTGAAGGCTGCTCAGGCTGTTGGCCGGGGTCATGCCGGCGATCAGGTCATGGGGTGTGGCCTTGAGCAGGTTGTCGCGAGTGAGGTTCTTTTCGGCGGTGCCGGCGGCCTCCTCCGCCGCCAATCCCAAGAACATGTTTCGCCGATGGCGGGCCGATAGGGCCAGGTCTTCCCCGGCGTTCGGGACCTCGGATTTTCGGGCGAATTCATAGTCACCAGACTCAACCGCTCCGGTGGTTCCCTCCCGGGGGTCGGCAGGTGCTGTTGGGCGTCCTCCCTTCCGCCCTGCTGCCGGCTTGTCAGCTGGAGCTTCCTGGCCTTCCTGGCTTTCGCCTGTCTCCCCTTTGCGGCACTGCTTGGCCGCCGAGATGTGGGACTCCCCGCAGGGCTTGCCGGCTTTGCTGTTGCCGGTCGCCGCGGCCTTGGCGGCCCGGCCTACCGCTGCTGGCTTGCGGCCCCCCTGGCCGGTGGTGCCGCCCAGGGGAAGTTCTGCTTGCGCTCCGCCACCGGTGAGCAGTTCCAGCTGGCCTGGTGCCGATCGCGCCCGGGCATCAAGCCGGGCCTTCAGGGCATCAATGCGATCCCAGGTGCTGTCAATTCGACCGCTGATCTCTGATCGTGGCTTGCGGCGGCCCATCACGATGGCCGCATGGCGGTTCATCAGTTTCATGTAGGTGACAGTGTCACCCTGATCCCTAGCGTCCTGGGCGGCCAGGCTAAATGTCAATCTTTCGGGGATGGCCAACCTCATACCTGATCCAACTGTTTGAGCAGCAGATCCACTTTGCGGCGGAAGGCTCGATGGCCACGGGGCCCGTAAATATCATCGCGGCGCTTGTCGGCTTCTTTCCGATCGGCGGCAGTGATCTTGCCGTCCAAACCAACTTCCGCTTGTGCATCGCTAAACGTCCAACCTGGTTTCTCTTTGTTGGCTCTGTGAATGGCATTGGCCTTTATCATTGCCTGTCTGATTTGGTCGCTTGGAATCTGGGGCAGTTCCAGGAAACGCTCGGCCCTGAGATCGGTGATGAAATCTTTTGATGCCCTCTCGCCGTCGTAAAGACTCTTCTGTGCCTCATCAGCAACTTTGCTGATGGCGTTGCCAGTCCGGCCGCCGTTTTTTTCCATCCCTCGTCGATCTCCGGCCCAGGTAGAAAGCATGTAAAGCATTGTGGTCTCCTGAAAGAAGTTGCCTTTTGGGCCCCTGCTGCTCATTCCCCAGTCAAGCAGTTTTGGGGTGCCGTCCTCCTGAATCAGTAAGTTGGCGCCATGGAAATCGTCATGGGTGAGGCCTGCGTCGCCTAGCTTCCTGCTGATTTCTGCCGCACCATAGAGATAGCGCCGCATATTCTCCGGTTTGCCCAGAATTCGTTGCGCATCTGCGGTTGGGTCATAGCTGTGGTGGTTTTCCTGAAACGGGGTGCCGGGGGTGAACTCATAGGCAAAAGCAAACCTCCCATCGGGCAGCTTTTGCATTTCACTCAGCAATTTGGGGGAGACCCCAAGTTCGCCAGCCAGTTTGGCGCTTGCCACTTCGTTTTCAACCATCAGCCTGCGGGCCTTAATCCGATCTTCGGGCGATGGGTCGGGATGACCGTCGCGGGGGTCGCGGTTGCTGATCCGATCAACCTTCACCACGGCTTTACCGCCGCCGGCCAGGGGGAAAAGAAATGTGTCGCCGAAGAATCCTTTGCCGATCTGCTTCTCAGGCGGCCGTCCATCTAACAGGATGCCGCCATCGGCCGCCTGGGTAAGCACTGGGGCACTTTTGGTGCTTTGATTTGGACCTTTTTCCTTGTGACAACGGTAGGTCGAAACGATGAAGCTCTTGCCACACGGCTTACCGCGGGCTGCATCTACGCGGGCCATGCGCGTTTCAAGCAGCGCCAGCCGGCCGTCGGTTGCCATTGCTTATTTCCCCTTTGGCAGTGCCCGTCGAGTGGCCCCTGGCATTTCACCTTGCGAGGGTTCATCCAGGTCCATCGTCCTGCGGCGCAGCTCAAAGATCTTTTCCCCCAGCTTTGCCATCCGCTCGTCAGACGCTTTCATCGCCTCAGTCAGCTGTCGCATGCGCTGGGACAGCTTCATCGGCGCGCCACTGCCTGCCGGTTGAGTTTGCTGAGCCTGCTGCTGGCGCTGGGCTCGCGCCTCCTGCAGTTGTTGGCCAAACTCTTGGATGTAGGCCTGTTGGGCGGCAGCTTTGGTCATGCCCTTCCATTTGCCTTTGCGCTCCAGGCTCCATTCGGATTCGAACAGCTGGTTGGCCAGCATCGACATCTGCCGAACGTCTGCCGCCTTCATCTGCTGGATTGCCTGGCGCATGGCATCGGCCAGCGGGGTTTTGCTGGCCGTTGGGCTTGCTGGTGTTTCCTGGCGAGGGGGGATCTTGAACAACGGCGCGGCGTTCGGCTTGGCATCAACAAACCGGCTGCCGTCATCACTTTCTCCGGCGTAGACCATGGCCCCATTGCCGGCCCCTGCACCTCCTTTGTGGCAGGTGAGGGCCGCAGAGATGTGACCATCCCCGCAGGGCTTGCCGGCTTTGCTGTTGCCGGTAGCTGCGGCCTTGGCGGCCCGGCCCACTGCCGGCGGCTTGCGTCCACCCTGGCTGGTGGTGGTGCCACGCTGCATGCCCAGATCGAGTTGGGCGCCACCGGCCATCAAGGGCAGCTGGCCCGGGGTGGTTCGGGCGCGAGCATCCAGGCGGATGATCCGGCTGATGAGGCTGTCGAACATGCTGGCCGTGGGTGCCTCGTTGGCGAGGTTCTTCGGTTTGCGCAAGCCGGCCCGTTCCAGCTCCAGCTGCATGGCGGCGATCACCTGCTCCTCCAGCTCCTTCTTCACTTGGGCGGCCGGGTCGCCCTTCATCATGCGGTTGGCGGCGCTGTTGAGGGCGGTGGCGATCGGGCCGGCCTTGTCCTTCAGCTCCTTGAACACCCGGAGCACCTGATCGGCCTCGGCGGCAACCCCGGCGCTTTCCCGTTGGTTGATCTTGTTGCCGGCCTTCTGCTGGAGGGCCTCGGCCGCGCGGCTTTTGCTGACGGTGGCAAAGAGCGATTTTTCCCGGGCCAGCTTGCGCCGCAGGTTGTTGGCGAGCTCCGCCCGGGCCAGGCCGTTGTCGACCGTTTCTTGCCCCCCGAAGATGTCCAGGGCCCCCTGCGGGCTGGCCTCGCTGACGGCCAGGTTTTCGACGTACTCCGCCAGGGTGCCATCGGAGATGTTTTTGCGCTGCCGCAACAGCTTGCCGATTTCGCCCTGTTTGGCCTTGCTCAGCCCTGAATTGCCGATGATCGCGCCACGGCTGATTGAAAGCTCGCCATCAATGACCGCACGGAACATCGACTCGGGCAGCCGGGCCAGCCCCAGGCCCTGGGCGGCCTTGCCGGATTGGAGGGGGAGGCCGGCGCGTTCAACGGCCGCCTGATCGGTGATGCCGGTATCCCGGAAGAATTTCGCCGCATCGACGCTGCTGCCCTGGCCCTGGGCGATGTTTTGCATGGCCCCGATCGCACGGGCCTCGTTGGCATTGGCGGCCTTGAGGTACCGGATCGTCACGGACTCTGCCGCCATCCGTTTGGCCAATGCGAGGCGGTTGTGCCCGTTTACGACATAGGTCTTGCCATCGGCCGGGTCTTGCCACACCGATATCACCCCGGCGAGGTTGTCGTCCCATTTTTTGATGCCGGCAAGGGAGCCAACCTCTCCGCTGGCAGATGAGTGGAGCTTGAACTGGAAGCGCTTGGGATCCACCTCGATGGAGTCCGGCGCCACGACCGCCACGGTCCCTGCCAGGCCCCCCTGGCCGGCCCCCCCCAGGCCGGGGCCGGGCGCCGCGGCCGTTGCTGCGGGCACCTTGCCACTGCGGACCATCTGGGCAACCGCCGGATCACGCAGCATTGCCCGCAACCGCTCCACTTGCCGGCCCTCCTGCAGGCCTTTGGCCTTTTGATTGCGCCCTGCCTGCACGGCCGCCTGCACCTTCCCGGCATTTGGGTCGCCCTGGCTTACTAGCTCCTGCAGCCGCCGCAACCGCTCCTTGCCGATGGCGCTGGCGGCCCTGATGACGCACTCCTTGTTGACTGAGATGCAGGTGGCCCCGCAGCCGTAGCCGGTGGTGCACCGCCGCTTGCTGGCGCTCTTGCCTTTGGTTCGGGTGTCACGGAAATCGAGGCGGTGGCCCCGGGCCGCCAGAAATCCTTCAGACCTCGCCGCCCAGGTTGCATCGGTCTCGACATCCCAGGCTGGGCGGAACCGCACGGCTTCGCCATCGACGCGAAACTGGTAAACCAGCCCAGCTGCCGCCACTCGCCCGGTGAGGCTTTGGCCCTGGGGGGCGTGCTGCCGGTCCCAGCTCAAAACGGCCGCCCCAGGCAGCGATGCGGCCAGCACCGCCGTCAGTGGCGCCGTGATCGGATCAATCGCCGCCATGGCGGCAGTCGCACCGTCCAGCCGCGCCATGCGGGTTTCGAGCCGCCTGAATCCAGGATGCCCCCTGGGCACCGTTTTGCTTTCAGTGCCCCGCTTGGCGTCAGCACGTCCAGCTGAGTTGTCACGGACAGGCGAATAAGTAACGTTATCGCCTTGAATTCTGTAGTTGTAGACCAATTGGCCAGCACGAAAGGTGCCAGTAGTTTCACCAGTGGCGACAGATGTATTGAGAGTCAGCAGATGCACGCTGTCGTGGATCAGCTCGTCAATGATTGATTTGACGAGCGACGCTGTTTCCTGCCTGACATCCACTGGTGTTTCTCTTGGTGTCAATGAACCTTGATTAACATGTTACGGATTTTTCTTGTCAGGCTTTGCCTCCTTCGCTTGCGGTGACTGGGTTTGTGGAGGCTTTACCTCGTCAGGATCTTGCTCCGGATCTTGCTCCGGATTTGGCACTGGAGCAAGCTGATCAGTTGTAACACCACTTTGGGTGGGCTCATTGCGAAGGCGTTCTCCCTCCTCTAACAACACGGCCGCCAGGCCATCGCTATCAATGTCTGCTTGCTGGGCCGCTTCATTGGCAAATGCCAATGCGGTTCTGACTTGATGAATCCCGGTTGCGTGAACCCAAGTGGCGAGTGCATTCAGAGCAAATTGTTCTTCGATCATGCGAATCAGTTGGTGTCTGGTCAAGCTAAGGCGATCGGCCAGGGCACGGCTGCCGCCAGCGGCAGGGCGCGCCCTTCCATGCCATCCAAGATCCTGTATGCTGGACAAGTCCAGACCGATTACTGATTGGACCCATGTCAGAACCGAACACCGCTTTGGCTGAGAGTCGGCGGCTGCGTCGTTGCAAAACCAGCGAAAATGCTGAATCACTCCAAAGTGAAAAGTTTCGCCAGCCGGCAACAAGACGCCAATCCAAAAGGCACCAATCCGACGAAATCGATTCCTTTATCGTGTCGTTTATGCTGTCGCTTGGGAATCACTTAATGCTCTGGTGCCTGCTTATAGGTGGTGCCATCCTGTTCCCACACATCATGCAGATGCGTGATGCCATTCAGATCTTGCAGTATCAGCGAGGTGTCGCCCCGATTCTGCGCCAGGACTGAGTTTTATGGAAAGCTATTTTGTGCGCTTAGTGACGCCAAAAGGGGTTATGCCTCATTACTTGGCCTGGAATCGATTTGACCCAGGCTTTTGGCAATTGTGCGAATTCCCGTTTCAGTTGACTCGGCTGGATGCCGAGCGATTGCGGGCTCACGCAGCTCAAGCCCTGGGCGCCCTCGTTCAAGTGGTGGGTGTCTCAGGCTGATTTTTTCTTCTTTCCCATGGCGCCAAGGGAAGCCTTGGCGCCCTTATCTTTGTGAACCAATGCTAATCCAACTGCATAAAAAGAACGGCTGCATCATTGAGTTCGAATGCGATCTTACTGACGCCGAAGCTCGCAAGATCGTGATTGACGCCGATCGCGCCAATCAAAACGTTGGGGACTTTGCCCTGCAGCTGGCCACACAGCGACGAGGCTTGACCCAAGCCCAGTCGGGCTGGCTGCGTTATCTGGCCATGGAAATCAGTGGGCAGTTGCGGCCTCAGATACTGGCTGGGCCCTGGGCCTGGTTGTTGTCGCAGCCAACTTACGAAACTGTGCACATTCGAGTCACAACCCCCCCAGAGCTTGAAGTGGCTCCTGGTGAGCCAGTTCAGCTGCATGCTGTTTGCCGTTGGGTGTTTGTCAAGCGTCGTTCCGAAGACGCGGTAAGCGTTAATCCAGTGGGCATAGGCGGAATGAACGATAGACAGCCCTGGCAGTATGTGGGCTTGATAGATAGCAATGGAGGCTTTTATTTCTCCAAGCATCTCACCGCACTTATCAGCGGCGAGGGTCGCCAAACCATGGCTGTTATGTTCCCCACAGAAGAACAACAATTACAAGATGAGGCCAAGTGGTTGCAGTGGCGAACCAATCAGTTAATGGATGCACTAAAGCGCTCCAATCCGGTCTAGCGATTTCTTGGCCTAGCATGGTGTTGCAGCGCATCCGTGCTGCTTCTGGGTCCCAGTAAATGGACTTTGCTTTCTACCGGTTCATTACTGCAATGAACCAACGTTCCCTTTTTTTGCTTAAAACCATGTCCGCTCTTGTTAATCGCGTAAACGCTGTCATTCAGTTTCTTCAAAGTGGTGAAGCCGCTTTGAAAAGCGAATTGGCTGAAACCAAAGCATCCTTAGCCGCTGCCCTGGCCAACGATGCTGCCGATGCCGAAACGATTGCTGTCGCACAAGCTGCCGCAACTGTCGCGCAAGAAGCTGCCGATGCAGCCAACGCCAAAGTGACCGAACTGCAATCTGTGGTTGCAGAGGATGCTGAGGAGGATGCCGCCATCAATGCAATTCTGGATGCTGTTCCTGGGGCACCCAGCTGAACAGGTTTTGCACAAACATGAAATTGTCCAAGAGTCGCATTGCGGCTCTTTTTTTTGCCATTCATGTTCCTGTACAATATGTGGGCGGTTTGAAACTTTGTTTATGGCACTACAGCAACCAACCCGCCGCCAGCACGATGTCGCCCTGGCAATCCTCAAACACCAGAATCTCCACGGCCAGTCTCCAACTCTAAAAGAGCTCGCGCAGGCTCTTGAAATTGCCACCGTGAGTAGCATTTACCAGCATTTGACCCAGCTGAAGAAAAAGGGCTGGGTGACCTGGCAACCCCATGGTCACCGATCGCTGCGATTTACGGAACACGGTGCAGCAGAAGCTGTAACTGACCTGACCCATACTTGTACCTAACAGCATGGAACCAGATTTACGAGATGGACCCAGTCTTCACATATCTGCATCCTGCAATGGGTGTCGATACTGCTCAAAACATTACTACTGCCACCAAGGTGATAGCGGACTTTATATTTACTGCACTCATCCTTCGCACGGTTGGGGGATTTTAAAGGCTAGACGCGAGGTAGGCGATACATCTTGGACAACTCCAGACTGGTGCCCGCTTGGCTCCGAAATGCTGGCTATCCGTGCCCAACTCACAGCCCATTCATGATCGTACCCACCGCTAATTACTCAACAAAAAAGGCCCATGATTGAACCCGCTGACAATGTTGACTCCCACGAGCAAGGCAATGAAGAGCGCTGCCTTGATGCTGCTATCGCCCATGGCCTGTTAGTTCGCGGGATCGATCCAATTGAAGACGGCTGCGACGACGGAGAGCACGGCTGCCCGTTATGCCCGTGGGCAGGGTTGGTTCAATCTCCCAACGAGGCCCAATGACACCCGATTCCTCCAAGTTTATGGAATGCAGCACTTGCAATTATCAATGGCAAAGGGGTACAAGTGGCCAGCACCGTTGCGCGCTGTACCTGCGTGAACAACTGGACATTACCGATAGGCTGCTTGAAAACCGCGAACAAGTTTTCAGGGCTATACCAGAGTGCCCAATTCACGGCTCAGGTTGCGTACCACATGCACTGGAATGGATTGAGCGAGCTAATGCTGCTCTTCAAGCGATAGGTACTTGACGGGTACTTGATCAAACCGATCTCAAAATTGCCTCATAGGCCGCCCTGGCCTGCTGGTCCAGCCATCCTCGCCGCGGGCACCACACCGGGTCACCAGCTGGCCAATCGCGCGCGGCCTGGTTCAGTGGGTCATCTTGGCTCAAGGCTTTCCTTGCCACGCTTTGCGGCAGGCCCTTGCGCTCCATCAAGGGGTAGTCAGCAGACGTGCCCCGCATGTCCCCGGGCCCACCGACCGGCCGGGGCACCGCATCGGCGCCGGCGGCCGCCCGGAAATAGGCCATGGTGGCCGCCGCATGGGCCTGGAACTCGGCCTCCCAGGTCTGCTCCGGCGATTTCGCCATGCTGTTCTGGATCACCAGCGATTCCAAGGTGATCGGGCTCTCGCCGCAGCGGCAGTTCGGATGGATCGGGGTTCTCACCCCACCAATCCAGTAGATGCAGCCGGATCGGGGCGCACAGAACTCGCAGGTGCGGTCATCAAGCGTCGCCAGGTATTGCACAAAGCCAACCCGCAGCCGGCGGTAGATCCGCTCTTGGGCCTCGCCAGATGCCATCAAGGTTTCGGTGCGGGCGATCGTTTCCGCCCGGTTTTTGAAGGCCTCGTTGATGGTTGGGATCCTCTCCCGCAGCTTGGCCTTCAGCGCCCGGGGATCGGGGCCCTGGGCCATCTGGCGCGCCGTCTCAAATGACACCGATTCCCCCCATTCAGCCCACCACTTGGCGTAGTAAGCCTTTGACGCCCTGACGTGCTCATCGGAGGCCGCATCACGTTCTTTGGCGTAGTTCTCGGACAGGCTCTTGAAATCGCGTTCCGCCGCGATCACCGCACCGCTGAGATCGAAGAGCCGGCTCAACCGTTGCCCACCCTGGTACCCCCGATCTGGCGCCGATGGCATCTCGATCGGTGCGGGGCCCTGGCCTTGGCCTTGGCCTGGCAGCCGCTCGATCTGCCCCTCAGGGGAGAGCACCGCCAGGGAGGGCTCGAGTTCTGCCCCGGTGATCTGGAGGGCATATTCGCTGCCCAGTCCCTGGGCCCGATCGAACAGGGCTTTCAGTTCTGCCTCCAGCCGCTCTATCCGCCGGGGGGAGAGCTGCATCGAATCGACGATCTGGCGCAGATCTTGGAGCAGCTGCCCCTGCAGGATCAGCTGGGCTTGATTCTTCAAACCCGGATCGATGGATACCTGCCCCTCGGGGGTGGATCCCAAAAACGCCCCTGGGGTGGTCTTTGGGTCATAGGCGGGTTGGGCGGCGATGCCATCGAGCTGCGCAAAAATGCGTGCGACCGTTTCCCGCAGGGCCCCCTCGAAGACGCGACCGATCCGCCCGATCGCTTCATCCTCCAGGCCCCGCAGTTCGTCGCTTAGCCGCTGCTGGAGCTCCAGCCGACGGTCAATGCTCATGGCTCATAGCTGTCGCATCGGACCCCCATCGCCAGCAAGTCGATGCCATCGAGGCGGCGCACCCGGGCACCCGGGCCGGCGGCGGCCACCACCATGGCCTGGTCTTCCACTCCCACCACGGCGGTCCATTGGCCGGCTGGGCTGAGCACCTCCCATAGCCCGCTGCAGTCAAAGCCCACTGCCGCTTCGAGAGCCAGGGCCTGCCCGTAGGGTCCGACCAGGGTGGCGCTGCCATCGATGCGGACGTCAACTGGCACGCCGGCCACCACCCTCCGACCGGTCACCCGGCTGCCGTCCGCCCGTACCCCGGGCCGCCGGCCGCGGCCCTTGCGGCGCTTGTCCTGCGCGATTGCCCTGGCGATCGCCTTGGCGTGGGCCTCGGCGGCCGCCGCTTGCTGGAGGGGAAAGCCCTCCACCTGCAACGACCCCTCCAGCTGGTCATCGGCCTGCTGCTGGCCGTCGACGGCGCCGTCGTTGCAGGTGGCGGGCTTCCCCCTGGCGGTGGCGGCGTCGCAGGGGCGGCAGCAACCGTCGTCGCGTTCGTCCCCGCTGTCCCCCCGGGGGGCCTGCTGCTGGCCCTGGCCCTGGCCAATGGCCTCGCCGGGCAGAGTGGCCAGGTCACCACCAAAAGTGGGTGGTGGCAGGTTTTGGGGATCCTGTTTGATCGCGCCATTCTTCTCGCGGTCCAGCAGGGTGGTTTCCATCGAGAACTTGGCCCCGCCAAAACGCGCCAAGGCCACTTCGTTGGGCTGCAACACACCTGACTGGATGTTCTGGCTGTCGGCCGTTGCCACCTTGCCCCGTAGCTCGGCCTCTTCCAGGTCGGACAGGGTGATGGTGCTGTGAAAATCAATCTGCCAATCCTCCGGCAATTCCATTGCTGCCCGATTGGTTGAGCAGGCGGCCAGGGTTTCGTAGTACTGCCGCAGCGCCCGATCCAGGTGGTCCTCCTGGAGCATGTGAACTTCCTGCGCAAAATCCGACTTCTCGGACTGCCCAGTGGCCCCTAACCCCGATGGGGAGCTGCCCCAAAGCTTGGTATGGGGGATCCGGCTTGCCCCCTGCACCTCATCCTTGAGTCTTTCGATGATCGAATCGACCCCGGCGGCCGAACGGGTCAGAAACGAGGCCTCCTCGCCATCAGCGTCCAGGGCGATCCCGCCGATCACTGAACGCATCAGCGCGTTCAGTGACAACCGATTGGCCACAAAGTCGCCTTTCCCTTGCTCAACCATGCCTTTTAAACCCTTGATTTTTTGCACATAAAGGCTGAAATCGTTAAGGATGTTGGCGGCTGATGCTTGGCCTGTTTCATAGCGCTTGAATACATTCCAAACGGACTGCAATACGGATATGCCCCACCACTTAAAGTGACTTTTGTAGCTGTACGGAGCATCGTCCCCTTCAAAACGCAGCAGCCTTGAGCGATGGATAGGCACATGCAGTAATTGATCTTTCATCCCAATCTTCCGCAAATCTTCATCTCGATTGATTTGCATTTGATAAAGGTCAGGTTCGCCTACACCGCTCCAGCCCGCTGCCGGCCAAATCCGTTGGCAATCCATGGCATGTAGCCCCTTGATGGCCCGTAGCTTCTTGAGGTTGACAGGCTCATCGATGGGAGTGTTGTCGTCCAAAATCATGATGATCGCCGCGCCACCATGAAGGCGAGACTGCCGCATGGCTTTCTTGACATGGGTGCGGATCCCCATGTCTTCGCCAACCGCAACCAGCCGATCAAACCGCTTTTTCTCAGCATCGGTGGTTTCCGTGCCCAGGGTCAGGGCCCAGCCCGCCCTGGTGGTCTCCTGCGGGATGATGTCGACAATGCGCCGGCAGAGCCAGTTGTTTATGTATAAAGCGTCCAGGTCAGCGGGTTGCAGAATTTCCGGCGCTGCAACACCGGTGTATCGCTCCTTGTCCTGACTGGTGCCCATTCTGGTCAGGGTGTTAACCAATACCCCGTCAAACCGTTCCTCAAAAGCGATTCCGTCGGTAGCCAAAATCCCTGCTCTTTTACGAAAGGCGCTCGATCAGGTTAAGGCCGCCCGTCCATTCTCCTGAATGCCTGGGCACTTCATCGCCAATCCTGGACGGGATGGACGGTAGGCTTGCGGCGACCATCGGCGATGCGGGGCCATGGCCAGCAGGTCAGGCGAGAGATCATCAATGGTCGGCGCCATGCTGGCCGATTTCGGCCGGTATCCGATCCCAAACAAGACCGAGCAGCTGCTCAGGGGCCAGCAGGTTCGAGAGTGGCTGGATTGGCCTGGCGGCCCTGACGCGGCGCCGGGGGCAATACGGCGAGCAGGCAAGCGGGCACGAGACCGGTTGGTGACAGGAAACATGCGGATGTGCGTCACCGTCGCCAAAAAGTATTGCCGGATGGGCCTCCCCCTTGAGGATCTGATCCAGGAGGGGGCAATCGGCTTGCAGCGCGGGGTCGAGATGTTCGATCCAACCAAGGGTTATACCCTGGGCACTTATGCCTATTGGTGGGTGCGACAGGCGATGTATCGCGCCCTGGCAGAAACTGCGGATACGATTCGCATCCCGACCAATGTGCTGGAGGTGCTGTTCAGGGTCGAGCGCCATATCGCATCCAGTCCAAATCGGCTTACGGATGCTGAGTTGCTGGAGATTTCAGGGCTAAAAAGTATGGAACAGTTGGAACGCATTCGGATAGGGGCTCGCGCCAAAAAATGCGGCAGCACATCAGTCCTGTTGCCTGATGAGAAGCACTGCCTAGAAGAGGTCTTGCCATGCCCCAAAAGCCGCGTCGATATTGAGGAAGATCGGCTGGAAAATGCTCTTCAGCTTGAGAGGCTGGCGGCAATGCTCCCGTTTCTATCAGATGAAGAAACCGAAATAATTGAGCTGTTGTATCTAAATGAATTGCCTAAAACAGAAATCGCCAGGATGCTTGATACAACTGCTGATCGGGTTTCCAACATTGTCAACAAGGCAATGGGCAAGCTGCGTCGCATGGCCTTGATCGACGATGGTGAACAAATTATTCAGGAATCATTGTTTTAGCAGCTATACGCCGATTGGTCTTATATCGCGAACAATGGCATCATATCGTTCACCCTCTGCTGTCACCCCTGGCGCGTGTTCAATTTGGGCCTTATAACAGAGGGAAGATTCTATGATGTCGCCGGGTTTTATGGCCCCAATGGCATCTTTGTCCGTGACTGTGACTGTGACTAAGAATCCTGGATCGTGCATGGCTTTACGTTTTGAATGCGTGCCAGCGCTCGCCTTTGCAGCCGGCGCCTCTCACCGTCATAGCGCAGGTGGCAGGGTGCGCATAGGGCCACCAGGTTCTCGGGCCGGCAGTCGTGCTCGATGTGGTTGATGTGAGCGACCGTGAGGGTCAGCCGGTGGGTGACAAACGGCTCCCCGGGGCGCCGGCACTGGGTTTTGCAGCCTTCGCAGGCCCAGTCCGATTGGCGCTTCACATTGAGGGCGATCTCTTTCCAGTCGTCTGGATATTTGCTCCAATCCACTGGTGCCATGGCGTCCTAGCCGCCTGATTGAGGTTTGGCCTTGGCCGCTGGCACCCAGCCCCACCACCCCAGCCACTGGCGCAGGGCGTCGCCGTGGGGGGTGCCGGCGGCCAGCTTGGCCGCCTTGAGCACCTCGGCGGGGCCATCGACAAACCGGCTGCCGCCATGATCGAGCACCACCCATTTGCCTTCTGTGGTGCGAAACGCCACAGGCCGCCCTTCGGGGGGCACTTCGATGTTCAACGCTTTGATCACTGCAGCCACCGTGGGATCGAAAGCGATGGCCGCAAACTGGCGCCAGTTGGGGTTCATTGACCGGTTCTCCAGCTTTAGAGGCTAGGCCACAGAAGCAAGCCGAAGCAGTCTGTTTTCAATTGCTTCAATGCTGTCACCACGGGATTTTTGCTCTTCATCAGCTGATTGGAGTATGCGCTTGGCCGCGTAGACGCTGTTCTCGGTGTTCATGCGCTGCCACGCGCTGTTGCTGGGGCTCCAGCGCCAGCCAGAGCCTTTCAACTGGCTGCGGATGGCATCGGATGGCTTGCCATTGTGGAACCGGATCCGGACCCGGTTGTTGTCGAAATCACGCTCGATCTCACCGCTTTTGTAGTCCGCTGCTGCTGCACCGGCTTTTGCTGATGCGGCTTTGGCGGTTGTTGCCAGCCGTTGTTGCCGGGCCGTCTCCTCCAGGTTCCAGACCGAATGCCTGGGGGTGAACAATGGCTTGCGCAGCGTGTCCTGTTGGTCTCTTAGGTGGTCGAGGAGGTCACGCACTAGCTCCACCTGGCCGTTTTTGGCCAAGCGGCTTATTTTGCCCGAAATCGAGGCCGCCGCTGACGACCGGTCGTAAAACGTGCGCCCCGATTCCGCTTCCCTTGTCCAGGTGATGCTTCTATCGATGCTGCGGGTGACCATGGCCAGCTCCTGGGCGTGGGCGGCCTCTGGAGTGCGGCCACGCTGCAGCTTGCGATAGATGCTGCTTTGGGCCCTGGTGGTGAAATCCTCCAGCTCGCGCCGTCTCACATCTTCAGCACGGTTTGCCTTCTCCATGCGCCGCACCGGGAAATTGCTGGGCCCGGCGATCATTGGGCTCACAATCCGGCTTTTTGCGCCCAGCCAGGCGGTATAGCGCTTGGTGTAGCCATCCTTGTATGCCTTCATCTCGGCGTCCAAGATCGCTCTTTGCTCCGGTGACTCAGCCGACTCCTGCAGTCGTGCGTAGAGGCTGTTTAGATGAGCGGCGTAATCCTCTTGGTGTGATCTGGCTCGTTTCTCCGGGTCAAAGGAAGTGCCTCTGTGGGCATTCAGGGCAAGCTCGTAGCTGAGTTCTGCTGGGCTGGCGTAGCTGGTGGCAGCACCGCTGCCTGGAGAGGCCTCGGCGCTGGTGTTGCCCTGGGCCGCCTTCCCTGCTGTTGGCGTGGCTGGAGCGGAGGCTGGCCCCTTGGGTGGTGTTTGGGCGTCTGGTGTCGCTGCACTGCCTGATTTGTGGCAGGTGAGGCCCGCAGAGATGTGACCATCCCCGCAAGGCTTGCCCTCTCGTGCGGTTGCGCCGCGGGCCGCCCGGCCCACCGCCGGTGGCTTCTGGCTGTTCCGGCCGCTGTTGGGAGCCTGGCCAGGCATTGTCATGTCAATTTGGGCGCCACCGCCGAACAGATCCAGTTGGCCAGGCGCTCGTGCCTTGCGGGCACCTAGGCGGGCATCGATGCGGTCCAGTTGGGCCTCAATTGCACCAAAGACCCGCTGCATTGGCCGCTTTGCCCATCATTGTTATTGGCATTATGAGTGGAAGGAGCCGGGGCCAAGCCATTGGCAGCGGGCACTCTTCCAGTTGATTTGCTATTAAATGGGTAACATGACGAACATGTCTGCTTGACGAGTGGCAGGAGCAGCAGAAAAAAAACCTGCCGGAGCCAAAAAGCCCAGGAAAAAAGCAACGCGATTAGAGAAACTATTTCGTGTGCGGGAGTTACAAACCCTTTGTATTAACGGCTATTCCGCCCTTGACCTAGAGGGCCATTGCATCCAGAAATGGGGGCTGAGCTTGCCAAATGCTCGCCTTTATATCAATGAAGCGATTGGCGGTATGGTCGAGTCGCTGACAGAAACCGATAAGAGGCGAATAGCCTTGATTATTTTTCATCGCTATGAGAATTCTTACAAGCTGGCGAGAACGCTGAAAAATCCTGGCGCCATGATCCAGGCGTGCGATTCGATGGCTCGCTATTTCATGGAAAAGGCGCCTGATGCCGACATTGTGGCCAACCAGGCAACCAGGGAAGCTGCTGCCCATGATCCTCGCGAGGATTTTGAGTAAGGCATGGTTCAGATAATTGTAAAGCCACCTTCAATAGTTGATTGGTATTCACCCATTCCAGTGCTGGGCACGTCTGAAAAGGCCGCCGCCCCATGGGACACGCTTCCTCCTGCCTGGCCAGACTTCGCAGAACAGACATTAATCGCTTCAAGTGGCAAGTACATGCCATTCGTGCCTTACTTGTATCAACGTGATCTAATCAAAGTAATTCGCAGGGTGAAAAATGTTTATGTGCTGAAAAGCCGTCAGGTAGGCGCATCTGAAACGATCATTTCGTACAAGCTCTGTCAATCCATTCGTAAAACGGCATGGACAGGTGTCGTTTTTTCGAAAACCGG